CCTAAAATAACGCATTTCGCGATGCAAACTGCATGGGATTAAAAATAACGCCCTATACATCACAATAAAGAAAGAAAGGAAAAACAAAACAACTTGGCCTTTGCAGCAAAGTGCATCAAATGCCAAGTTCCATCGGACGATAATCAAGTAGCACGGCAACCCCCTCTTCTAACGAGCGCTTTACATCTATAAGTCGCTGATTTCTGCTCCCTCTGAAGATTAAATCTGTGTCACGTTGTGCCTCAATATAAGGGCCATCAACGAGCACATCTATATATTGTAACAATGCTTTTTGACGCTCATTCTGCAACAAATTCTCAAAAACGAAGCCGCTATAACACCAGATTGTCTTCTTCGTTTCAGCCTTAATAGCCTTTGCCAAAGCCAAAAAGCCTTCGGGTTGGAACATTGGATCGCCGCCCGTAAAGGTCACATTGGCAAATGGGTCCTTCTTGATTTCACGCAGAATCTCTTCTGTTTCCATCATCGTTCCATGATGAATATCCCACGATTGCGGGTTATGACAGCCGGGACAAGCATTCGGACATCCAGCACAATAAATGGAAGTACGGAATCCTGGCCCATCAACCATCGTGTCGTGCACTATACTCAATACGCTAATCATTTGTTATTTTCAACACAAAACATCAAAAAAAATCCCCTCCCTTCTTATCGGGAGGGGAACAATATTATTCACATTTGCCATCGACATGCGTCACGCGGTCGTTGAGTTCGGCCAATTTTCCCTGGTTCCAACGGTCGGTTGTACCCACCAAATAGCCTGTAATGCGTTGCAATTTATCGATATGTTGGCTACCACATTTAGGGCAAACATCAAGCTTTGCGTCTGCATTCTCATAGCCACAATCCATACATCGGTTGCGGTTATGATTCACACTGCCGTATCCAATGTTTAGTTTGTCCATCATATCTACTACATTTGAGATGACTTCCGGGTTATGCGTTGCGTCGCCATCTATCTCTACATAGAAGATATGTCCACCTCGAGTTAGGTCGTGATATGGTGCTTCTACCTCTGCTTTATGCAAGGCAGAACACTTATAATAGACTGGAACGTGATTGGAATTTGTATAGTAATCGCGGTCTGTAATGCCTTCTATCGCACCATAACGCTTACGATCAAACTTTGTGAAACGACCAGAAAGACCTTCTGCAGGCGTAGCCAACACACTATAGTTATGCTGATAACGCTCAGAGAATTCATTGACGCGGTCGCGCATATAGGTCACAATCTTCAGTCCTAAGGCTTGCGCTTCATCACTTTCTCCATGATGTTTGCCTACCAAAGCCTTCAAACATTCAGCTAAACCAATGAAACCAATTCCTAAGGTGCCCTGATTGATGACACTTTCTATCGTGTCTGAGGGCTGCAACTTATCGCAATCAATCCACAATTTGGTCATTAACAGCGGGAATTGCTTGGCAAACGCGGTCTTCTGGAATTGGAAACGATCGTCAAGTTGCTTTGCCGTTATCTCAAGCATACGGTCAAGTTTGGCAAAGAAAGCATTGATTCTTTCCTCCTTATCCCCTATTTGCATGCACTCAATGGCAAGCTTAACGATGTTTATTGTGGTAAAACTTAGGTTGCCACGAGCTACACTTGTCTTCGCGCCGAAGCGGTTTTCAAACACTCGAGTGCGGCATCCCATCGTAGCAATCTCCCACAAATAACGCTTCGGATCGTCTGCTTTCCAATTACTATTCTGGTTGAAAGTGGCATCAAGATTCAAGAAATTAGGGAAGAATCTGCGTGCAGTTACCTTACAAGCCAACTGATAAAGGTCGTAGTTTCGGTCTTCGGGAAGGTAGTTTACCCCACGTTTCTTCTTCCAAATCTGTATGGGGAAGATGGCTGTTTCGCCATTACCTACACCCTCATATGTAGATTTCAACAACTCGCGCATAATGCAACGACCTTCTGCAGAAGTATCCGTTCCATAGTTTATAGATGAGAAAACCACCTGATTTCCACCTCTACTATGGATAGTATTCATGTTATGAATGAAGGCTTCCATAGCCTGATGCACGCGGTTTACAGTCTTATTCATTGCATGTTGGCAAAGACGCGCGTCACCTTCTAAGCCATCAAGTTCCTTCAACAGGAAGTCATCAAAAGCTATATCATAAAGCGATGAAAGGTCATGCCCCGTGAGTTTCTCCAAGTTTTTCACCTCTTCTATATAAGAACTACGTACATAGGGCGCAAGATAGAAGTCAAAAGCTGGGATAGCTTGCCCTCCGTGCATCTCATTTTGGCATGTTTCCAAAGAGATACATGCCAAGACTGCCGCCGTCTCTATACGCTTTGCAGGGCGTGAAGAGCCATGTCCGGCAACAAAACCATGCTCAAGAATATGGTCAAGCGGATGCTGAACACAAGTCAAACTCTTTGTGGGATAGTAGTCCTTATCATGAATGTGAATATAGTTATGAGTCACTGCATCGCGCACTTCATCTGCCAACAGGTAGTCATCAACGAAAGGTTTCGTTGTTTCTGATGCGAATTTCATCATCATACCAGCAGGCGTATCTGCATTCATATTGGCATTTTCGCGCGTAACATCATTGTTTTTGATGTTCACAATCTCCATAAACACGTCGCGTGTCTTGGCCTTTCGTGCAATACTTCGTTGGTTTCGGTAAGCTATATAGCGTTGCGCCACATCCTTTCTTGCACTCTTCATGAGTTCCATTTCTACGGAATCCTGAATCTTTTCCACGGTCATTTGGCTCTTGCCATGAATGGAAATATGGTCTGTTATCTTCTGAACCAGCGCGTCATCCTCGCCCTTTTCTGTGTGCATCATGGCCTTTCTGATGGCTGCCATGATTTTCTGCTCGTTGAAACCGACTATTCGTCCGTCTCTCTTTACTACTGTTTGTATCATTTTTATAAAGGTGAATATGTTTTGATTTCCATTGCAAAGATAGCATATTAAATATTAAGTTTATCATTTTGGATAACTTTTCGCGTGTTAATAAATGTCAAGTCATTAATTAACAATACGTTACAAAAAGTTTTAGAAAACTTTATTTATTTTACAATTCAAATTAGTTTTCAGAATAGAAAACAAAAGATTACAAAATAAAGTTACGGATATTACATTTTAAACAAGCTGAAACATAAACGAGAAATCAAAAAGAAACTATAGGAATTCCATGTACTTCAAGGCCTTACCTCACTAAAAACGTCATTAAAACACACTATATTTTACACAAAATGTAATGCACTTTATCACATGGCATGATGCATTACGCGCAAAAAAATTCGGGATAAAACAAAATAAGGTTCCATGATATGGCTTGACATTTGCATGGAATCACACGACAATTTGAGTTATTTCACCATGTAATTTGAGTCAAAAAACGACGTAACTAATCACTGAAGATGAAGAAAAATCTAAGTTGGTGCAAACTAATTGATAATGAGTGGAAAACAGAACAATTTGCATAAAACTGCTTAATTCGTAAAAGGCAGGAAAGTGCAGATTTAGGCAGAAGTTCAGTTACCAGAGCGTTACCCGATTTCGTCATAGGTAACGATGGAGTAATGTTCGGTAACTGAATTATTTTCGCTCGTGTGGCTGTTACTGTGGTCGGCAGTTTTCTGCGTAAGTGAGGAACGCTTTAATTCGGGTAACTTTGTAGAAGACAGGCTACGCTTGTCCATTTGAGAGCAAGCTCTCATGGAACTCGCTTGCACTGTCTTTACCCACAAATATTAAAGCGTATGAAAACAGAAAAGATGAAGGTGTTGCTCTACCTTAAAAAGAGTGGTTTGGACAAGTCGGGCAAGGTTCCGATTATGGGACGAATAACCATAGGGCGTTCCATTGCCCAATTTAGTTGTAAACTATCTTGTACTCCCGATTTGTGGAATCCACGTGAGAGCAGGATAGACGGAAAGAGTCGTGAGGCTGTGGAGATAAACGGCAGGTTGGAGAGTTTGCTGTTGTCTGTTCAGTCTGCTTATCAGTCCCTGCTCTCCAAAGGTTGCCCATTTGATGCAACCGATGTGAAAGAGCTGTTCCAAGGGAGCGTGCAGACTCGCTGTATGCTTATCGAAAGGCTGGATATGCTCATCAAGGAGAAAGAAAGCCATATCGGTGTGGATATCAAGAAAGAGTCCCTGTCAAGTTATCATTCTACGAGAAACCGCTTGCAGGAGTTCATTCAGAAGAGATACAGGGTTTCGGATCTGGCATTCTCACAATTGACAGAGAGCTTTATCTATGAGTTTCGTCAATACTACTTGGGGGTATGCGGTTTCCAAGAAAGTTCTTTCTTCGCAGTGGCATCACATTTGAAAACGGTTTGCAGGTTGGCTTACCGTGAGGGAATAGCCGATACATTTCTGTTTGACAAAGCGCATATAGAACGTGGAGACAAGAAAACGCCGAAGGCACTCGACAGGGAAGCCTTGGAGAAGTTAAAGGCTCTCCGCTTTGATGACTTGGAAGAAGAAATGGAAACTGCTCGTGATGTGTTTCTCTTCGCCTGTTATACCGGTGCAGCCTATTGTGATTTGATGGAACTAAGCAAGAAGCATCTTGTCCATGATGATGCAGGCAGTTTGTGGTTGAAGTTCAACAGACAAAAGACGGGTGTACTTTGTCGCGTCAAATTATTGCCCGAGGCCATCCAGCTAATCGAGAAAATGCACACCGATGAAAGGGAAACATTGCTCCCTTTCATCAAATATCCTACCTATCAATCTTGCCTGAAAGCTTTACGACTGCGGGCAGGTATCGCTTTTCCCTTTACCACGCACACGGCAAGGCACACTTTTGCCACCCTTATCACCTTGGAACAGGGCGTACCCATCGAAACGGTGAGCAAGATGCTCGGACATACGAACGTAAGTATGACCGAACGCTATGCAAAGGTGACACCGCAAAAACTCTTTGAGGAGTTCGCTCGCCTCCTTTCTTTCACAGAAGATTTGCAGTTGGTGATTTGACCAATTGCTTTCATTCAACATCATTTTCAATAAAAGATATACATAACAAAACCATCAAGACAATGAGAAGTACATTCAAGATACTGTTCTATATCAACAGACAGAAGACAAAGTCAGACGGAAGGACTACCATTCTCTGCCGTATTACCATAGATGGGAAGAGTTCCGCCATAACCACAGGAGAGGAATGCCTGCCGGCAGAGTGGACCCCCAAACAAGGACAGACTACCGACAAAAGAAAAAACAAAAAGTTAACAGAGTTCAGAGAGCTTGTAGAAAAGACTTATCGGGATTTATTGACGAGGGACGGAGTGGTCAGCGTGGAACTTATCAAGAACCGCTTGCAAGGTATTGCCACAAATCCGACAACGCTGCTTGCCATGAGCAAGGCTGAACTGCAATCCGTCAAAGATTGCTTGGGGAAGTCAAAGACGGAGGGAACTTATCAGAACCTGTATTACTCTGACAAGATGCTCACTGAGTTTGTCAAGGACAGAGGAAACGAGGATATACCCATTACTGTCATTACGGAAGATTTGTTTGAAGAGTACCGCTTTTATCTTAAAAAGCAGGGGTTGGCAGCTGCAACCATCAACCGCTATCTTTGCTGGCTAAGCAGGTTGATGTACCGTGCGGTCAGCCAGAGGATTATCAGGTACAATCCCTTTGAGAATGCCAAGTACGAGAAAACGGAACAGAAAATACGCTTTCTGCAAAAGAAGGATGTGGCCAAACTCATGGCTTTGAAAGTAAACGACAAGGAGGCAGAACAGGCAAGGCTGATGTTCATCTTCGCTTGCTTTACCGGCTTGGCTATTGCCGACATGGAGCATCTGCAATATGGACATATCCAAACGGCAGCGGGCGGACAGAAGTACATCCGTAAGGAACGGCAGAAGACAAAGGTGGAGTTTGTCGTACCCTTGCATCCGATAGCCGAAGTCATCATCGAACATTGCAAGGCTGAACAGGAGAGAAACGGAGGAATGCAATCGGTGAAAGAAAAAGGTGAAACTGAAACAAGGACAGACAGCCTTGTCTTTCCCCGTGATTGCAGCCGAAGTGTGATGGTAGCCAAGCTAAGCATCGTAGGAAGAGCTTGCGGCATCAGAGAGCGGCTGTCCTACCACATGGCAAGGCATACGTTCGGCACGATGAGTTTGAGTGCCGGCATTCCCATAGAGAGCATTGCCAAGATGATGGGACACGCATCTATCGCCAGCACACAAATCTATGCGCAGGTAACCGATAATAAGATTTCGGAGGATATGGACAGACTGATTAGGAAATATCAAAAGGAGAAAGTAAAGGAGGAAGCGATATGAACGTCAATCACCATCAAGCAAAAAGAGATCGCAGTTATTTCGAATGGGGCGATAAAATGCAAATTGTCCGCAAAGGAAATGGCGATATAGCCATGACGGAGACTGAACTTGTAGATTTCTTCGGTGTAACATGGAGGAAGCTCAATTATCGCCTGCAACTGCTTCTGAAAACATCTCATCTGCACCCTGACGAAAGGGATGCTGGTGAGGAAGAAGTTTTCGTAAACGAACAACTAAGAGGCTATGCACCGCTTTATCCGCCCTCAACCATCATTGCCCTGTCCTTTCAGTTGGACAGCACGGAGGTCCATCTGGTCATAAAGTACATTTGCAGGGAAATATGCCGCCCGGCAAACATCATAACACCGATATTCTTAATCGGCAAGACGGATAGCTGAAATATTTCTTTTTCTTTCACCGATATTATCTTACTACATAACTACAATAAAGGATAACGCGGTGAAAGAAAAAGGATTGTAATGTAGTCTTTACTTAGTACTTCTTGCAACTACGAAATGACTACATACAACTTTTTCATCCTTTGTGGCAATCAATATGTTTTTTCAATAGGAGTCACATGTAGTTATTTTTCAGAAAATTCCTGAAATGTAAAGTCTCAAATAGATAGGTGAGGAGTATTTTTTTCAATGAAATGAATAGTAATTATAATATTTTTCGTATCTTTGCCTTATATTACCTATACCGAAAGCCTCAGTGGGCAGAGGTGAGGTAGACATACATATTGGTAAAAGGCGTTTTTGTACGCTTTGGTTTTGACGAATTGGAATCTCGCAAATTCATCGACAAGTCAAGAACAAAGCAACA